GCCTTAGATTCGCTAACATCCCGTTGCGTTACCCTGGGTTGATCTCCAGAGCGAAGCATTGACTGACTATTCATTGCGCCTGAGTTCTGGTTCATGCGACCACCTTCAGTTGTGCGGGGCTAAGTTCGCCCGTAACGTCAATATTTTGTGGGGTTTCTGGCCCCGCCGGTGTTTGCGGCGCAGGTGCAGCCGCCGCCTGCTTTGCGGCCTGTTCAGCAGCCATCTTCTCGGCCCGTTTAATGTCCTCGATGAGCATTTCCTTCATCGGAACATCCATCAGGTCAATCAATCGGTTCTTCGTAATTGCACCAGCATTAAACAGGCTAAACGCTAATTCCCGCATATCTTCCATGAAGATCGGGCTATTAGAGTGAGCGTCCACTTTAACTACAAAGTTCGGAGTAAACTGTGCAGCAATAAACTTATTACCATCAGTGTCAACATACGCAGTATCGTCATACACCTGCATCATTCGCAGGTATAGGGTAGCCATTTTCTCTAGGCTATCTTCAACAATCATGGCACGTTTCTTGGCGCGGCTGGAGCCTAGTCGAGCAAGTTGGCTAGCATGTCCAGCAGAGCGAACGCCAGTTTCGCCTCGGCCTTGCAGCACCGATACAATTCCTGAAGTTTCCTCAAACATACCGTCGATTGCGCCAATCTCACGGAATAGGTCGTTCGGGATATTTGGGGAAAACTCTTCTACCTTGGCATTTGGCATGTCAGAAGCAATCATGCCGCCAGCTCTATTCAAGGCAAAATTCTTTTCATCCAGGATACCCGTAAAGCCCATCATGGCTTTTGGCGGGTTTACCTGCTTATCCAGTAACTCAAGAATCTGGCCTGTGCGTTTGTTCCGCATGTCTTGCAGGAACACTAATCGCTGCACTTCGGACTGACCCCAATAGTAATCGTATTGCGGTGACGGGCAGATTTGCACAAACGGCTGTTCGCCCTTGAGGAAAAGACTTTCCGAAGGACGGTCGTAAATAAACACTTGTGGTTCAGCAATGGTGACGCAGATGTAATCATTGATTTCATCATCAAAAACCCACAACTCATACATTTTGACCGTGGGTTCACCAATGCGCGGCACGTAAGTATTTGTGCCTGCAAGACTCATCTGCACGTTACCGTAAATGGTAGGATTGATTGCAGATGTTACAAGTCGCTCGACACCCTCTGGATATTCCTTGGTTGTTTGTTCTGCCAGGGAAATGCGGCTGATAATCTCGTCGCGGTTCGGATGCGAGTAAAGGCGAGAATACAACTCGCTCTTTGTCATAAAGTATTCCTGCACCATCGCCTCTTGGCGATCCGTGTAAGGAGTATCTTCTCGCAAAACACCAAAGACGCCAGGCTCCACCATGTAAGGATGGATGCCATTACGCCAGATTAGTTTTACAAAGGAACTGTTGTAACAAAGCGCCCAATTCAATGACTGACCAAACACCTGATCGGCATTGCTGTTGAGCCAGTAGTCATGCAGCGCCCTGGTCAGGGCAGGAATCATCTTGTGGTAGGACTTGGATTCGGCTGCACCGATATTGATTGAAAACCGCGTCGTATCTGCTGAATACATAAACGCAGATAGCTGGTCAATATGCGGATAAATCTTGTTGAAGTGCGCTGGAGATTCGCTCTGTCCTGCACCATGCAAATAATAAGAGCGCAAGGTAGAGTAATTCGCCATGCGCTCATTTTGCGATACCAAACATTTTTGCAGTAGATCGGAATAAAAAGCCTGCCGGTCAACAGGTTCTGTTGGGATTCTCATTTTTGAATCTTTAATCCTTCATGATCGGCCATATAAGAGCCAACTTTAGGGCCGGTAAGTGATTGCCCACTTCCTTTTACGGCCTGCATACCAGAAACAGTTTCACCAGCAACAGATTTTAGATTGTAGTTTCCTACTTCAGCAGGTGATCCCCATCGTGGCGCAAAAGGATTGTTCGGCGTTGCGTAGCGCGGCGGCTGCGCCTCACCTTCTCTGGTTGATTTAATATCACCCATCTTAAAATCCTTCGCCAAACTCTTCAGAGTGCTGTCATTATGCTTCGTTTTATCGCTTTTTACACCAATAGGCTTTAAAAATACAACAGAAACGTCAGAACAGCCAGCAGGACATACGGCCTGAGTCGATTCAAAAAAACCATGCACAGGGCATTTGTAATCCTTCAAAACAGCCATCTTGCTCTCCTATTTAAGTATTTTCTTATGGTTAAATGAGTATTTGTTTACAATTCCAATACGCATCTTTATTTCTCCACCTACACTTTGCAATCCCATGCTCCTAGCCATTGCTGGACGTTGATCTTCCTTGCGGTGATAGCCCACACTTTTTCTGCCAGCAATATCCCTGCGCGGGCCAGCCTCTCCATTTTCCAGCGCAATCAGTGCGCGTGACAGTTTTCGCTGGATTGATTCGGTCATAGGCATTTCTTGCTTGTAAACTCGACGAAAATGGGTGTAATCAATGTCAGAAAAGTCTACGAAGTGATACATCGTAAATCCACGGCTTCTATTTAGATACATTGCGCTGATTCGGTCAATAATCTGCTGTTTTGTGAGTACTTTCATCAGAAACCAAGTGCTTTTAAGTAGTTTGATACCTGTGTTTGCACTTGTTGACCACTTCCGCTGTCATTTTCGTCAGGATCAGTCTGTTTTTTGTCTCTAGTGAGGCGCATTTGTATCAAACGGGGCTGAATTTGCTCGGCAAACGCGGCGGCAGCCAACGCTGAAGCGATAACGCGATCATCTTTTGCCCTTCCAGCGGCCGCAATGGTGCCATTATCCCTGACGATACCCTTCATTTCATCAATGCAATCAGTGGAATAGACATTTAACATCCCCCTCTCAAAGTAATCCTTGAGATAATTCAGCATTCTTTCCTTGCTGGAGTGTGTTGTCACCCAACCAATGCTATTAGATATATTGTAGGTATCGTTTCTGCGCCATAAATAATGCTTCATGTGACTCAAAACGTCATGCAAGTGCTTGGCATCCCCGCCTGGCAGGGTTTCTGCCTGCCGTTTCAGGTTACGCATCTCGTTTAGAACCGCCTGACCTGGCCCATTAACCTCAAGATTGAGGGTAGAGTTGACGTATGCACCAGCCAGGTAACAGATCACCCACGCAAACTGGAAGGTATTGAGTTCACTGGTGCAAAATTCTGCCACCTGATCCATCCCATCGGCATAGCAGCGGTAGACTTGAATGCAGAATCGGTCAGCCCAATCGCTAGAACCGTAGGCAGGGTCAGCGCCAATAACGTAGTAGGCCGTAGATACCGGCTCTTCCCATATCTTCAGGGTCGAGAGGCGTTCATTGGATTGGATGAGGCTGGTATCCTGGAAGTTGGCCCCCATTGAAAAGCGGTAGGGAATGAATGCTTCGCGCTTGGCAACCTTCATGGCGTCTGTGCAGCGGGCGGTAGAGAAGAAACTAGAACCCGTCATCACGAAGGCATAGTCCTCGGTAGGCGGAAACTCCTGATACATCAGCCCTTCGTCCTTCAGCCCTTCATGCAGCTTCCAGCGCCACCATGCCATCTGCCTGCTATTGATCTCTACGCCATAAATCTTGCGTATGTCCTTAGTCCATTCCTTTTCTTCCGCAGATAGCTTGCCATCCCAATACACCTTGTAAATATCGGAGTTAGGGTCAACAGAATAGAACTGGTTACGCCACCAGCCCACAAAGATTGCCTTCTGCGTCCTAGCCCGTTTTGCAGTAATCCACATATCATGGAACATATTAAAACCACGGGCAGTGGACTCAAACATGTAGTAGCGCAGGGGGTTAGTCTCCGCCAAGGAAGCCAGTAGAGATGCCAGTCCTTCCTCGTCGCCCCAAGAGCTAGTCTCTGTGCCATGCAGGAAGGTAATGCCCTTGCCTCGTCCGAGGCCACCCTTGGCGCGAATACCGGCCACCTGGTAGAACATGCGGCTACGGTTCTTCAGCACCATCTGATTACGGTTATGGCTCATCAGAGGGATTTTGTATTCCTTTGGCAAGCTATCCATATACATCTGAAGGGTGCTTCTGAACTGCTCCCTGTTCTCCTCCGTGTCGGTAGTCAGGGTGCCTTGCATACCAGGATGGATAAAGTGCCAGTAAAGGTCTAGGGCAAGGCTAATGGTGGTAATACCCAACTGCCTGCCCTTTAACACCACAAAGAAGTGTTTATCCTCTGCCAGCCCTCGTGCTACCTCATCCATCACGTAGGTCTGTGTGCCGAGCAATTCATTGCCTAGCACCACCATCCCTCGTTCCTTGGACTCAATCTTCAGGTTTTTGCAGAAGGTGTAAAACTTATCACGATCAAAGTCCATCAGCCCTCATCAGTGCCAGGCTCGTAGCGGAAGTCTATGCACCGCTTGAACGCCAGCCGATTGTGTTTATGGCACCAGAGCTTACACCCCATACTCTCAGGGTTTTGCAGTATAGCCCCGGTGCCAATGCTCCAGTAACAGGAGGCGCAACTCACTTACGGACGATCTGCACCGTCTTGCCCTGCGGCCCATCCTGAGACACCAGCTTGAAACTAGCATCCTTGTGGATGGCAACTACCGTGTTACCAAAGACATCAAGGTTATACCCAACCTCAGTCAGCAGGGATTTAATCTCTTCAGCAGTCTCCTGATACCAGTCAAACTGTGTCCAAGACTCATACACAATCGGCGGGTATTTATTAACTTTCAGGAAATTCATCCCGCCATTAAATACATCCAACTCATAACCTTCTACATCCACCTTAATCAACCGCACCGAAGCAGGAAAGCCCAACTCATCCAAGCAAACATATTCCACCATCTCCGTCTTGCCACCCGCCTTGGCCTCTTGGCTATTCTCCCTAACCTTCGCGCTCATACTCCATGCACCAATATTGGTATTAGTGCTGTAGTCAGGCATATCAATATCCATACAGCCATTGGCACTACCTATCGCCTCATTGTAAACATGGACGTTATGGCAATCGTTAAAGGCCACATTCCCACACAACTGCTGAAACACCAACCGCTGCGGCTCCCAAGCATGAATCTCATAGTTCGGATGCGCCTTTGCCATCGGCACCGTTACCGTTCCCATGTTGGCACCAATATCCAGCACAACCCCACTCTCATACCCACCCGCAATAATGGCGCACAGATTCACCACATCCCACTCGTAATGCCCATGCAACGCCAGATTCGCACTAATCAAATCCTGCCCAGGCCGCACCATCATCCTACCGTGTCTTGTCTCTAAAACGTTCATAGTCTCTCCCAT